CACAAGTGCGGCAGAGAGTCGAGCCCTTGGCACAACACCAGACACAGGTCGTTATGGTGCTTCGGATTACCCACTTAGGACAAGCTCTCAGGAGTATCGCCTCCAAAAAGACAAATTTACTTTAAAGGCTCAATATCTAGCAAAGGGTTTTACTTATCAGGGTTGCATTAGAATACAAAGAAAAGAGTCCTATGCTGGAACCAAGCCCGAAAATGCCGATGTTACGTGGAAAGACGTTAAGCCCACTCTTTTTAGTTTTACACAAACAACCGATCTTCCTTTTGGAGACCTTAAAGAACTAAGCACTACATACACTCTTCCTTTTGTGGTAGGATACTCATACAGAGTTAAAAGTGTTCACATATGGGTTAAGGGTGCTGATTGCGATTGCCCCAAGATGCCCGCTGGCTATGACGACGACGAGGACGACGACGAAGAGTAGTAGGAAAAATACAAAAACCAATGAAGAGTATTATCCAGCATAAGCCCAAGCCGTTGACTTTAACTAAAAGGCAAGTAGAGAGCATACATGAACGAAATCCAGAAGGATTGCCTGAAAATCCTAAAAAAACAGAAGACCTCGAAGAAGACTACGCTGAATTAACAGTCGGACTGGGGGACGTTGTTGAAAAATTTGCACAACCCATAGCCAAAATGATCGACAAAGTGGCTGGAACTGACATACAAGGATGCAACGCTTGCTCGAAAAGAAAAAAATATTTAAATAAAAAATTTCCACTTAGCTAAGTAAAGTATGATACAATAAGATTATGAGTACTGCGAACAATTTCATGGCGACTCCGCCACCCCAAAGAACCCTCCCAACCGACCAGCAAGCCATGCAGGATGGCTTAGCTAACAACGCCAATGCCGCCACGACCGTAGCTAATACCGCCGTTGGGGCAAGGGACGCTCTGCGTTTAGGGGCAGGAACCGTAAATTTTGGTTCTAATTTGTTGACGGGAAAGAACTTAATTGGTGCGGCATCTATGGCTAACAGGTTTAATGTTCCCGTTATGGCATATACGTTAGCTGATTATGCCGTAGGCGAACTCAGGGAAGATGGCAAAGGATTGTCTGAACTAATGGGCGAAGGACTTGGTGGATTTATAGGAGATAAAATGTATGGGGCTAAAGAAAGAGAACTTTCAAAACCTTTTACCCAAGAAGAGTTAGATAGTTTTAAAGCAAGGGGTTCCTCAAATGGCGAAGCAGACATGAGTCCTAGTCCTACCGAAGTTCCTTCACAACCACTCACCGTTCAAGATAAATCTGATTTAGCTACAGCAGTTCCTTCACAACCACTCACCGTTCAAGAACAATACGACTTAGCTACACCAGTGTCATCGGATCCAATGACACCCGAAGGGAATTCGGAAATACAAAAGTTACTTCAAATGCAAGCGCAAGGCGCAATGCAGACAGAAATTCCAAAACGTGGTGTAGGTATGGCTCCCGTAGCTACCCAAGGAAGTTCGCTACAGGGTATAGGAATGGCTCCCCAAGTTGGTCAACTTAGTGATGCCCAAATACTAGAGCAAAGAGGATTGAGAGAACTAGAACAAAAAAATGTTGGAGGTTTAGCTGGTGCTTATCCTGATCGCTTTGGTGATCCTCGTTCATTAGAATCTGCCGTAGGGGGAATGCTACCCGACGGAATTGAGGGAACTCAGGGTTATGCTGGAACAACTGCGAGCGGCATGACTTATCCGATAGACAGGGAAACTCTAGAAGCTTTTCAAAAAAATCAAGAGTCTCAGAAGTCCTTTAGTGGATTGATGCGCCAAGAGTTTGATTCTACTCCAATGATATCTGATACACCAGAAGCAGGAATGGTTTCATTTATTGATACCAATGGTAAACTAACTTACGGAAACGAAACAGCTAAACAAATGTATAGCGCGGATTCCATTGAGAATAATCTATCCGAAAGGTTTAAGGCAGAGCAAGCCCTACAAGGGACAGAAACACCCCCAGAAGCTCTTGCTGGCACTCCCGAGGGGTCTACCCCCGCTAGAGCCCCAGAGGACTCTCCTGCACCCGCTGGTATGCCAGACGAACAAAAAACATCGGAACAGCTAGAATACGAAAAAGAAATAGCTGAGGATGACGAGGGTCTTATGAAGTGGGCACGTGATAACAACAAGTCCCCAGAGTATGTTGAAAAAATGATGAGTGGCATCGTTAAGCGCAGAAAAGAAGCTCAAAATGAAAAAAGTTTAAAAGATATGCTAGCCGAACTTCAGATTGAAAAAATGAGGTTGGGCAATAAGTTGCTTGAAAAAGAATTAGGCGAGGACACTAGGCACTCCGATGTTAAAATGCCCGACGTTAAGTCCCTGTATTCCATGATGAAAGATCAAGGAGTAATAGTAAATCCAAATACAGGAGGAATGACCGTAACTGAAGACGGATTTTGGAGTGACTCAGAGCAACCCCTATCGTTTAATTCTGCATTATTTCAACAACTTGCTCAAACACCAGCAGGAAGATACATCTTGGATGCCAAGCCCCCAGAAATAAGTGCTGTTACAAATCCAAAACCATATCAAATGTATGATGCCGATGACGGAAGAGTGTTTGTTCACGATGGACAGTCTTGGTCTGTTCTTACAAATTTAGGTGGATTCAATGATCCGCTAGTTAACGACGAAGAAGAATAATAATATGGCAGTTGAACCAGCCAAGAAAGTATCTCTAGAGGAATTGAGGGCTCGTGTTAGCGAAAACTCGGGAGAAGCCTCAAAGTCAAACACCTCCGTGGAACCCGCCAAGCCAGTATCCTTGGATGAAATGAGAGCCAGAATGGCTGGAGCTCAACAGTCCTCGCAGGGTTCAAAGTCCTTCGGTGATTACCTAAAGGCAGTGCCCGCGGCAGGCATTGATTTAGCTATAGGTTCCGCCGAAGCGGTAACATCCGCACTGGGTCAGTTTAGCGGTAACTTTGAGTTAGCTAAGAACGTATCTGAATTTAGAACAGACGTAAACGATTCTATACTTTCCAGTGTTCCAGAAAGCGAAAGAGGGGGCTTTGCTTACAACTTATTTTCTGGTGCAGGAAGCACTCTTCCCTACCTAGCACTTGGAGTGCTAACAAAGGGCAGGTCACTAAAGGGCAAAGCTACTATAGGAGCTTTTGGTTTAGCCATGGGAGCACAGCAAGGTCGGGACGATTACTTAGCTACGCAGGGTGTCACTACGGCAACAGCAACAAACGAACAAATAAAAGAGTCCAATAAAGTTGGGTCAATAGCCGCTTTGCCCATGTATGCGTTGAACGCCATGGGAGCAAGTGCTATACTTAAACCCTTGTTAGGGGGAGGTTCCGTCACTAAGAAAGTATTCATGGATCGGCTCAAGCAGTATGCAGGAGCTGGACTTATCGAGGGCGCAACCGAGGGTGCTCAAACTGGTCTAATAAATTATATAGCTAGTGATATATCTAAGTATGATGAAAACAGACCAATCACTCAGGGAGTCGTAGAGTCCGCAATGATTGGATTCTTGATTGGTGGAGGCATGAATGTTGTTACTACCAAGGCTCAAGATATAGTTACACAAACCGACAGAATGTCCGCTGGAGTTATGGACGGAAGTATTAACGCCAATGATGTAGCTGACCCCGAGTTGGGATCTAAGTTCGCGGGAATAGCAATAGAAAACAATGCTGTCCCAGAGCCAGACACACGCCAACAAAACAAAATTACAAACCCCAATAGCTTCACTGACTTTGCATCAAAGATAGCTACACCCATGAGTCGACGATTGGGTCGAGCAGGCAAGGAGTTCGTTCGAGAATTTCGCCAATACGAACTTGAGACGGGCAGGGCTATAACGGAAGCAAAAGAAATTGCTAAGCCCTTTGAAGATAAGCTATTAGAGATGTCTAAAAGCAATCCAGATGACTACAGAATACTTTCATTGGCATTAGCTAATGCAAACGAGCTAGCTGTAGACCTGCCTCAATCAACTCAGGAAAAACTTTCACGTAGATTCCAATCTCAGCCCCAAGCTGACGTAACAAATAGCCAAGCTATATTAAACGAAGCTAACCCCAATGCACCAATAGTTAATCAGCACATTGAAAGTGCTGTTAAAATTCTTGGAGATCTCGACATAGATGTAAAGATTGAGGTTATCGAAGAAGGTGATTCTTTCTACGATCCTATGTCTAACACAATAGGTATTAGCGCAACGGAGTCCGACGCAACCACCGTAGCTCACGAACTCTTGCACACCGTTCTCGGAAAGAAAGCTAAAACAGACACTGAACTACAGCTCATAACTAAAGATATGTTTGAGTCCGTTATTAGATCCACGGAAGCAGGATCCGAGATCAACAATCAGCTAAAGGACTTCCTGTCCCAATACGACACAAACATACAGAACGAAGAGTTCTTAGCTCAAACAGTTGGGGAGCTAGCTAGGCAATACACAACTCTGGATTTAAACACTAAGACCAGAGTTAAGGTGTGGCTAAACAACTTGATGCAACGATTTGGTATGCAGGGTCTGTTCAAAGAAGCCGAGAGTGATGTAGAGGTTGTTGATTTTTTAAATTCTTTTTCTCGATTTGCCAAAGACCCAGAGGGCTTCAGTGCCAAGGTTAGCAAGTCCTTTATTAGAGGAGACGAGGGACCGCTGAACGCGGGATTCAGGGCAACTAAATTTAGCTTAGCTAAGGATCTAACCAAGGCTCCAATGGTAAGAATTGGAAACAAGCCAGCAAAGAATTCAAATGTAACAAAAGAAAATACGGTTGATATTATTCAGTTACTTAATGATGCGGTTGACCAAAACTTAAACGTAGTTGTTTGGCAAGCGGATCAATTTGGAATAGGCAAATATAAAAGCCCCCTTACGGGTAAGTCTTATGAATTAGATGCGGGCATCGGGTATGCTTTAAACAAAAAAGGAAAGTCTGGTAAATACACTTGGGCTACGTCCTCAGAACAAGCGGCTAGGTTAGCTAGCGAAGCAGACTTGGTTTTGGTAGTTTCTGGAGATCCTAGCACTCAGCATTATTTTAATAGAGTTACAGCTGAGATTGTATACGATAACGTCGTAGCTAGTTTCGGCAGCGTAGATAAATTTATAAATCAACTAGAGGACTCCGTAGCTAATAGCTCTAGATTTAAAAAAGACGGAACTCCCAATCCAACAGACGGTCCGCTACTTAGGGCAATTTCTGGAATACACGAAAAATTCCCAAACAAAGATTCTTTGCTAGATCAAGGTAATGCAAGAAAGGCTTTTGGGGTAGCACTAAGAAGCAGGATGTTTACTGGGGGAACCGACAACCTTAGATCTCAGTCAGAAACACCTAATTCCTTGTGGGACAAGCTTACTAGAATTGTTCCAGAAAACAAAGATTTAATGGATGGACACCTTAGGGATAACAACTTTAAAACTCGCGACATAACCGCTGTATTTAAACCCAACGGAGTATCCCAACCAGATGACGGAGCTCACCGCACCTACAAGATAGGCATTGGGGGATCTGATTTTGCTGTTCCCGACAGAGTAATAAATTTGATGGACATAATGAGACCAGAGTTTGTCGAAGAAGTTAGGCGTGCCTATCCTTCGTATGAAAATAAAAGCGAGAAAGAAATTGGAACCCTTCTTACTGGAGCCCAAGCTGGAATCAGAGCTTTTGTAGAAGAAGACAATATAGATTCTAGCCCAGCTCAAGCGTTTGTAAAAACTACTCAAGAGCAAATCGATGAAGCTATAGCTAGGGGTGGTAGAAATCAGCTAGGGAAGAGACCCGCCATTACTCCTAAGGTAAAGGGAACACCCGCATTTAAAAAGTGGTTTGGCAAAGGAGTGCTTGTCCAAGAGGACGGAACTCCAATGATGCTGTATCACGGCACGAAAGAAGATTTTACAAAATTTGAAACCAGAAGCGAAAGATTAAAAAATTGGGTTTTCTTTAGCCCCGATCCAGATCTTTCCTCCGAGATGGCGTATCTGAAACCCTTTCCCCAAAGGATGGAGGGAGACCCAGAGGCTAATAGGTTTGAGGGTGATGTGAGTGAGGACTTAGCTGGAATAAGCGTCATGCCTGCATTCCTCAATGCCAAAGAAATATTTGATCCCAGAAATTCTGACAGTTTGGATGAATTACAAAGGACTATTATAGCTAAGTTTAAAGGTAAGTCCCCAGAATACGAAGTTGTTAGCTCTCGATTTGGTTCAATGAAAGATGGATTTTTTGGTGACTACGAATTTAAGATAGTTTCCGAATCACTGAAGTCATTAGGATACGATGGTATTGTTCTTTCGGAATACCAAGACACCAACAGCCCTAGGTATGGATTAAATTCAATTGCTGTATGGAACAAGAATGGAATCAAATCAGCTACAGCTAACTCTGGCGCATTTGATCCAGACAGTTCAGACATACGCTACCAAAAGAAAAGCAATTCACGAAAGAGCCGTAGGTTTAACAGAAGCGAAATGCAGGTAGCTAGCGACAACGAAAGAATTCAGGGCTTAGCTAGGGAGGGAAAAGAAATCCTAGAAAGATACGGAATGGTAGATGACTACGCTAGGGTTCGGGGGTTAATAAGTAGTGTTGGTCAAGAGGCTGTTGGATTAGGATTAGATCCCAACCTTATACAGAACTACTTCCCTAGATCCGTCGATGACTTTAAGGGCTTGAAGGAGTCCATGGGCTACGACATGACTTCCGTGGACGGAGAGATAGCTAGATACGAAAGAGCAACGGGTCAAAAACTAAGTCCAGTAGAACGCCAGATGATGCTAGAAAAACTAGCTAGGTCTAGGTTATACAGGTCGGGAGCAGGCGAGCCCAACAATTCAAAAGAAAGGCGGATTTCGTTAATCGAAGACAGTCAGCTACAGTATTACGCTAGCCCAATGGAAGCGTTAAGCAAATATTTAGAGCAGAGCATTACATCCATCGAAACCAAAAAGTTGATTGGAGACGGGTTCTCTGGAAAAACAGCGGGCGTTAATCCAGTTTCTGGCAGGCTCGGTAAAGTGATGGACAAGATGGTTAGTCAAGGCAGACTGCGACAGGATCAAGTTGATGTTGTGCAGGGCGTTGTAGAAGCTAGGTTTGGTCAACACGGTCGCCAGTTTGGATTTGTAAAGGGAGCCAAAAACTTGGGGTATATTGCCGCGATGGGTAGCCCGATGTCCACGCTTACTCAGCTAGGTGACTTCTACTTCTCAATGGTTCAGAACGGATTGCTCCCCACGGTTCAAGCAACTCTGGGGACAAAGAAATTTAAAATGGAGGATTTGGGCTTAGCTAAGGAAAGCATTTCTGCCGAGCACAAGGACGCTGGAGCTTTTTCCAAATCCGTGGATACCGTATTTAAAATGACTGGTCTTAGCGCAATGGACAAGTTAGCTAAGGAAGCTAATATAAATGCGACATATAATGTTCTCCAAAAGGGAGCCAAGGCTAATCAAAATAGTAAAAAATATAAAAAAGCATTAGCTAGACTTAAAAGAATTCAGGGCGAAGACGCATACGCAACAATAGCAGACCTGAAAAACGGAGTAAAGAGTGACCTAGTAGTAGAGGCAATCTACAATGAGCTAGCTGACATTGCTCCAATTTCCCTTACGGAGATGCCGTTGGAATACGCCAAGAATCCAAATTTAAGAATAGCGTATAGCTTAAAATCCTACACGATAAAACAATTTAACTTCATCAGAGAGAGAACTTGGGTTAAGCTCATGGAGGGTTTGTCGGAAGGAAACCCCCAGAAGGTGGGCGAAGCTTCTACGGACATGATGAAGATACTGGTATTCACAACCATAACAAATGGTAGTGCCGACATACTAAAAGCCGTGATGATGAACCGCGAGATAGACCCCGAGGATTTCTGGTGGAACCACGTTCTGCGGATGTTTGGTATATCTAAGTATACAACAGTTAAGGCTCGCAAGGAGGGCTTCGGATCTGCGTTCGTAAAAACCATCTCTCCCCCGCAGGTAGGAATTCTTGATGACATCACGAAGGACATACTGGATGCTCGTAAGGCTAAAGATATGAGATCCGCTAAATACGTCCCAGTTGCAGGTAAAATTTATTATTGGCAAGCGGGAAGAGGTAAGGGCGTAGAGGAGAGACTATCTAGACTTAGAGAAAAGGACTAGGAGTAGCTACCTCAACGTAGTCTGAATCCCTAATATACATATGGGGTATCTTGTCTAAGTCCGAGAACTTAATCATGGATATAACGTCGCTGTTCCCCTTCCTTTGGTAAGCTTTATACAAAGCATCACACGCTCTTTGAACAAACACATCGGTATTGCACAGCTCGTTAGCTAGATCCCGAAGATCCTTAGTCCTAGCTAATAGAAAACCGTCTAGCATTTCAAAAGCTATCCAGTCCTGCTTTCCGAATATCCATCCGTTAGTGCCCGCCCTGTTCCTAAACTCTATCCACATGAACTCCGTCTGCAAATCTCCGCCCCTGTTTACGCGCTTCATGGCTTTGACATCAATCGTCCCTATAAGCGTGTGCCAGTCTATGTGCTTCATCTGATCGTCCATAGTAGCCTTCCTAGGGTTGTCATCTACTAAGGAGAACACACGAAGGAACCTACCGTTTTCGGTATCTTGTCCCCTCTTCCACGATTTAGATTTTGTCCAGTCTCTCATATCAAGAAGCCCCACCCCAGTTTAGTGAGGTGAGACTTTGATTAGTATCGGAATCAATAAGGAGGCACAACGACTTGAAAACCACCCTCCAGTAATTGCTTAACTGGATTACCGATAAATCATTTATTCCTAGAACGATTTTTTGATTTTGTTTGAATACGAAGATTAGACCGAGAAGCGTTCCGAGGATTGCGATCCTTATGGTCAACATCTTTGCCACGAAGTTTAGACTCTCCAAGTTCTTTGACCATCTTGCGTCTTGATTTTTTTCGTGCATCATTGCGTTTCCGTTGCTCTGGTTTGCTTTGGTAGTTATCGTATTCTTTTCTGTAGTTCCTAGGCATAGGTTAAAATTATAACATAAATTGTTTAAAATTTATGGAATTGTCAAGTTGCTTAGCTAACTATTCCTTTGTATCTTGATTGACTAGGATTTTCTCCTGCAACCTAGCTATCTTGTGTTTCATCTTTTCGATGTCGTGATTAAGGGTTTCGTTCTGCTTTGACAGGGCATCGCAGGCTTTGGTCATTGCGTTTAAACCTCTTACGAGGACTTGTTCGGTATCTGGTTTGAATAATGGTGCTGAGCTTTTATGTGACATTTTAGTTTATTGGTTTGTTATTGGAATCTCCCTATGTGATTTAGGAATCTAAATTTACCCTTTAGGTCTCGTTCGCCTTCTCTGTTCTTAGCTACATTGTATTCCATCTCTAGGTAGGTTGTCCCGTCCTCTAGATGCTTTCTGCAATGGTCAAGGTCTCCTCCCTTGGGATACATTAGGAGGACAACGTCCGCATCGTTCTCGATGTCTCCAGAATCCTTTAGGTCATACAACACTAAGCCAGTTTCTCTCATGGCTCCCGTCCTGTTGATCTGCGCTAGAAGTATAACAGCGACATCTAACTCCATAGCCATTTGCTTGATCGCATGGGATACCTTGGATATACCCTCGTGCTTACTTAGCTTGGAATCATAGGGCACTAGCTGTAGGTAGTCAACAACTATGAGCTTTATGCCGTGTTTGCGCTTCATCATCCTAGCCTTGGATCTGAGTTCGTCTACGCTCCGCACGCTGTGCTCGGTATAGATAGGTGCTTTGCCAATTTTGTCAATGGCATCGTCCACGGCTTGCATCTCCTCCTTGGTAGCTACCTTGTCCACATACCTCTTTAGGTTTACTGCGGACGTTGTTTGTGCCATGCGCTTCGTTAGCTGATTGGCGGGCATCTCAAAACTAAATATCAAGCTCGGGGTATCGTCCGTGATGGAAGACCTTAGAACTAAATTTAAAGCTAGCTGAGACTTGCCGCAGGATGTCGGTGCTCCAATTACAAACACCTCTCCCAAGCCAATGCCACCCTCGTCTAGCTTTAGATCCAAGTGGCTAATTCCCGTAGGTATCTTGTTGGATTCGTAAGTCCCGTCCAGAATGCTGTGCAGTCTGTCCTTCAGGTTCTTGGATGCCTCCTCTAAGGAGTTAGCTACGCTACTGTCGGACATGATTCCCCGAAGAGCAGTCTCCGTAGTGGAAGCTATTTCGGTTACATCTCCACCCTCAGCTAGTTCCTCTAGCTTTAGCTTGTATATTCTGTTTAGCTGTCGAGTTCTGCTGTGCTCCAACACAATCTTTGCGGACTCCATACCCGCCATTGGCGTGCTAGGGGAATCCATGATTGCGAAGATAGCAGGCATACCGCCCACGGAATCCAAGGTGTTTTCTTTCCTAAGCTTCTCGGTCAAGGTAATCTCATTGATTTCCTTGCTCGTGTTAATCAGTTCCCCGATGGCTTTGAAAAGTAAAGCGTATTTGTATTCGTAAAAATCATCTTTAGTAATGATTTTGGATATAGAATCATAGGTAAGCGAGTCATCGTTGGAGAGACAGCTAGCTATGACCGAGGCTTCTGCCTCTGTCGAGCGAACATCTTCCATATCTAGCTATCTGATTTAGGGGATTCCAAGGACTCTCGGTGAGCTCTCTTAATTTTAGAAATAGAACACACGGAAAGTCCATAGTAGTCAGCCAATAGCTGATCGGGCATGAACTCCGCCTCTATAACTGTATTACGAATCTTATCCGTAATGTTTCCTCTGAATCTAGTCTGAGTCTTTATGTAGTCCTCCATGCACATCTCGTGGATAAGACCGTTGTCCTTACCCCATTGGATGTCTTTGCGAGCCTTAGCTACAAACTCCTTTGACATTTCTTTGTCTTGTGGCTCACTAAACTCTCGCTCGTAAGCCTTCTTGTAATTTTTTATATATGTGTCGATGTAGTCCATTTTTATTATTTGGGTTGAATTAAAGATCATTAAGAGACTCTGGAAGATCCCCGTCGTCAATCATTTTTTTTGTTTGCATCCAACAGGCTATGTTCCACAGGACAGCACCCGCGTGATCCTCCTTGGTGCATCCGTCTCGGAATGCCCATAGGTGGCGGTTAGTTGCATCGCAGTATCTAGAAAGGGGAATGCCCTTCGTCCAGTTATCTCTGCCATATTTGTTAGCCCCGTCCTCAAAACGCTTAGCTATAGCCATTAACGCGCAGGTCGGGATTAAAGATGGGAAGCCTTTGCCTCGCATCGTGTCTCTTTTTGCACCAGTTGCAAAGTGGGATACTTCTCCGCTAGAAGGAAGTGGTGTAGGGTCTTTTGTTTCCATTGTATTATTTTTTATTATTGTAAAAGGGTAAGCAGTTTTGAGCCATGCTTAGGGCTACCGCCAACAACAGGCGGGTTAGAACGGAACCTCTTCGGCTACTGCTTCAGCAACCTTGGCTTCCTTTTTGGTAACAGACAGAGAGTAAAACGGTGCGCCTGCCTTGGATGTTTTCTTCCAAGCATTGATGAAGTATTCAACCCCACCAACATCAAGAGTCCCACCCAAGTCTGGGTGTGTTTCAGTTTTCTTGCGGTCGTTCTTAAACATTGCACCGCGATTTGTATTATCGTATTTTTCCATATTATATAGCCTCCTATATTAGTTCATCATTAGTAGTAGCTACTTCCTTCGTGGAAGTAACTGGAGAGTTTTTACCATGCTTGTTTGTTTTGTCTGGGTCAAGCGCGGAATCCGAAATGCACAAGAGATTTCCTAGAGCACGCTTAGAGCTGTAAGATGCAGATGACCCAGTAATCTGAGCTACGTCCATACCTTTCTTCTCTAATGCTTCTCTCGCAAATCCCGATGCGGATGCGAATGGTGTGTTGTCCTGCGCGAGAATAACTGTAGTCTTAACGTAAACGCGACCAGCTAGCTCAACCATCTCATCGTTGGAAACGAGTGCGACATTGTGCTTTTCGAGTAGGGGCTTAACAGCTTCTAAAATATCTTCAGCACTACGATAAGTGTAGTTGCCAAAGTTATTGCGTTGCCCCTTGGGGGCTTTGAGTTCGGTTTGTATTTCCGATAGTATGTTTTTATTTTCCATAGTTTGTAAGAGAGTTACGGTATAAAGATGTCCGTTGCTTGGAGTTAGTGCAAGCATTTATTTCACTTTTTTTAACTTTTAATCCCATCAACGCAAACTCTTGCTGACCAACGGGTAAGCGACCAAACCTTCCCGCCAACTGCTTTAATCCTACTGGATGTAGAATATTTGTGTCACCCTTATCTAGGTAGTCAGCCATGTTTCTAAGTATGGATGATAAGCTAACTTCGGAGCTAGTCCCAAATCTGCGAAAACTATTCTCAACCCTTCCTAGAAACGTGTTGGCTTCCATTGAGATAACTCCGCGAACCATTCCAGATTTGTGGTTGTGATCTACGCAGGGCTTAGAGCATCCAGTCTCCATGATCGGACACTTCTTGGGTAGGTTCTCGTTTCGGTATTGGGCTAATTGGGAATATTTTAGATACGTCATAATCTTCTACATCTATTATTTGAATGTGAGATCCGCGCTTAGTGCAGACCGTGTCTTGATTTTTTTGCTTAGCTTTTCCAAACGCATACTTAAATGCGGTGCGCTCGTCCTTAGCTATTTTCCATTGATAGTAAACCGTTTCGACATCCTCATCCAGATGTTTGTATTTATATAAAAATGCCCGCATCTAGCTAAACATTCATGAAGTCCATCCAATATATTTCGGACATTAGCTTGAATCTCTCGATCCCCTTTTGCATCTGCTTGAAGCTCCATTCCTTGTGGTAGTGCTTTTGAGATCCAATGTCAATACAAACACTAGTAATGAAGGGAAGGTATTCTAAATCCCACATCCTAGCTAACATCCAACTCTCGATAGCTAGCTGAGTGCAGTCCTTTTTCTCGTAGAACTTTCCTCCCTTGCCCTTGCAGTCGCGACACTTGTAGTCCGCCATGTAATACTTACCGTCTGGTAACCTGCCGATGAAGTCCACACTGCCCGCTACCTTTAGCTCGTCATCCCAAGCCACGAACTCAACGCTCACGGGTTCAATCTTGTTGTCAACGATGTGCTTTAGGAAGGGTTCCGCCCAAGCATCCCAGTCGCTATCTAGCTTTGGCTCCTGCCCGCGGATGATGCTATCGATGTGCTTCTCTAGCCTGCCATGGACAGTCGTTCCGTATTCGGACGCTGTCATCTCGCTGTTGTCCTCGGGGGATTGGCGCATACCAAACTTCCTTCGGTGAATCTCATCCATGCCCCAGTTGGGATTCTCTCTAGCTAGCTCAACGAATTTGCTAGGAGACCAGATGCCGTCAAGGAATGGGTCTTTAATAATTCCCATAACGGTAGTTACGGATGGATACGCGCCAATCTTCCTAGCTTGGGGTGGTGTTTGTGCATTTGTTAGGAAGGGCTCGGGATCTGAACAGTTGTAGAAATGACTCATATTATTTTCTTTCTTTAGTAGGGTTTAACTTCGTCCAATATATTATTATTTTCTATAATATTATTTAATGGTATTGGTGTTTCAGTTTTGTTACGGTAGGTTTCAGTTTTGCAAATGGCTTTTGACCAGTATTTACTCTTAGCTACCTCTTCTATCATTGAATCAGATAAGCTATACCAACGAGTTTTGTCGTAGGCTTTTTTGTTAAATGAATCGCTAATCAAAGCACCAGATTTCTCTAGGTTCTTTAGTGATCGCCAGATTTGCATGTGGGAAAAACAGGGAAATACTAGACACCAAGCCTTGCGACCGTTGAATGTCCAGTATCTTCCCCTGTGTAGATTTCTTCCGTCCTTCTTGTTAAGCAGAACATAGAATATAATTTTGTGAAGTATGATAGCCTCTTTAAGTCCAAACTTAGAGGCGTGACTCTCATTAAGCATCAACATGGCTAGACTCGTCGTTCTCTTTTTTGTTCATATCCATTACAAAGGATATCGCTTCCATTAGAGATAGACTTGAATCCCAAGGATACCTGCAAAGAGAAGCACCAGTTACTTCGTTGTATAGCTCTATGTGAGAACTATCCCCGCCTATGCAACCCTTGGTAGCCCACTCGATGTTGTTGTCCATTATGAAGTCCGACATCTCTTTGTTCGTGTAACCCTTTGGGCTAGCTATTACGAAATCATCAACGTCATCAACGAGCTCGACGGGCTCCCTGCTCTCTACTACCCCGTTGAAGTATGTCCCCACGTATCCACCCTCGTGCTCTTCAAAGTTGGCATCAACATCTAGCCCTAGCTCATGGATTGCATCGAATATGGGAGTAGGAGGAGACCAAGCCGTGTCAAAGGTTATAGTAACCTCGTCCCTGCCCTCGGAAACATCAAAGAATAGCTCCTTGGCTCCCCACTTCGTTCCCCAATTAGCTACGTTCCATTCATACCATTCGTCGTCGCGAACTTTTGGTCTGGGTATAATCGCGTCAAAGAATTCTAGGCTATCGTTTATACTGCACATATTAAGTGCGTGTATAACGGCATCCATCTTTTCTTTAGTTTTTTTTGACCCCTCAAGGTCTGCTACTACTACTTTATTTAAACACCAGTTTGGCATATTAGTCCTTTGTTTTGAGTTATTATTATACGTCGGAGATACCGACAGGGCTAATGTTTCAGATTTGCAATAGGTTGTCAAATGTTTTTTTT